TGCAATTTTGTTGTGGCGCGGAATTTAAGAACGGGAAGTTTACCAGTAGTATCACGATACATTGGCTCGCCTCGATCATCCTTTCCATTATAGGATGCACGTTGCTTAACGTTACGAATTACATTGCGAAATTGAGAAATTTCAGGAAATTTATACATTTTCTAACCTCATTATATAAATAAAATAGTTGCTAGTCACGATCTGCAAAATCCACTAGCTTTAACGCTTATATGGAGCATCAACGTGCATATTTATACGATATACAAAGCCACCAACATTGTCAACAATAAAATTTATATAGGTTTCGACTCTGATTGGCCATCACGAAAACGTTCACATAAAAATAGTTCTTTTAATGAAAAAAGTGCAAATTATAAAAATTATTTTCATAATTCTATAAGAAAACATGGTTTTGAAAATTTCGTTTGGGAAATAATTTATCAATCAAAGAATCAATATCACACTTTAAATATCATGGAACCATATTTTATAAAAGAATATGATAGTTATAATTCTGGTTATAATCTTACATTGGGTGGTGAAGGTGTATTTGGATCTATAAAAGTATCAGAATCGGCTCGACAAAGAATGTTGACAAATAATCCAATGAAACAAGAATTTCAACGTGAAGCAGCTAGAATTCGAGCAACTGGTGTTAAACAATCTGAAGAAACTAAAAATAAAAAAAGAATAAAACAATTAGGAAGAAAATATCCTAATTCGAAAAGAAAAGAACAAAATGGTGTAAAAAATATGTACGCGAAACATTATATTTTTATATCACCATTAAATGAATTACACAATGTAATAGGTTCTTTATATAAATTTTGTAAAGAAAATAATATTGGTGTTAATATTATTCAAAGAATTACATATGGTCAAAGAGAAAATTATTATAATGGTTGGAAAGTATATGATTTAGGATTTATAAACAAATAATATTATTTTGGATAATCAAGATAAATATATCCTTTGCCCTGACATTTTTCACAGGTCATATCTCTATCCCAATCAAACAAACATATTAATTTAAATCTAATACCTTTGCCTCTACATGGTTTACATTCAACCCAAGTACCACTTGGATATATAATTGGAGTACCATTTACACCAAATTTCATATAAAATCCTCGGGGTCAAGATAATCGGAACTTTCGATGAAGATATCGTTAAGATCACCTTCACCATAATAATCATCAATATGAATAAAATCTATTTTTACAATACGACCATTATCCAATTTCAAATCGTATTGCGTAGGAAGATTTTTACGAATTTCATACTTAGTGGCATAATATTCAACACAAGCCTTCATATAAGGACTTGTGTTAGCATTAAAACTAAAACCTTTTCCACAAATTTTAGCTTTTACTTCATTAATAGTATTAATGTTTTTTGAAATCGCTAAAATACGTGAGTTACGGCTCGATTCATGATCCGTACCATTAAAACAATAACTATGGGCGACAAGATGATAAATTTTCATTAAATTAATCCAATTCAATTTCTTCTAAAGCATAACTGCTTTCAAAATCCACATAATGTTTAGTTTCTATAGCCTTGTCATGCTCCTTTAACATATCAAAGGCCGCTTCTCGACTAATGAGTGAGTGACGATAATCAGAAATTATTCCATCGAGAAATTCTGACAATGCGACAGCATCATTTTTATTTGAAAATGCTTTGATATTCCAAGACCAAGAACATTCTTCGGTGGCGGACGATCCTTGGACAATATAAATTTTCATAATAATTCTCCTTAGAGAATTACATTAGACTATTTTATCTTCCTTGTCAATATATTCATTCAAAAAAGCACCTTTAATATCGACATCGTGTTCGGATTCTGAAATTGGAAGTTCCAATTCATTTCCACATTTTCCACAATATTTTGTATTAGGACTTGTCCACGAATATCCACATTTACAATGTATTAGTTTTTCCATTTAATATTTCCCATTCTTTTTTAATATTTTTTAAAAATTGTTCTTTTGATAAAGACGGAATTCTGCCCTTTTCTTTTAGTTGTTTGACAGTTTCGTCATATGTGATCGCCGCCATAATTTCTTGAAATTTCCAAGAATCAAGATAATTTTCGACTGTTTCATCTACAATTTTAGAAATACTCTTTCTAGGTAAAAATAATGATTTAACAAAGAAAAATGTTCCTATAATTATTAATAAATAAAAAATTACAAATATTACAGCTAACCACATTATGCCGCCCTCAATTGTTGTTTAATTTCTTGAACCTTGGCTAATTGAGACAAAAGTTTGGTTGCAGCATGAAACGAAATTTCTTTGTTTTTAACTGCTTGAAGTATTTGATCTTTTGTTTCTAATCTCATTATTTTTACTCCTATGCTTACCAAAATATTTATACCACGTTTTACGAATTTTTCTCCTAATAGGGTTAAAAAATTCACGCACGTGCATCCAAAAAGTTGTTAAAATCACTTCCATATACAACTTTTTGGAAAATGACCTTAGCAGCTTCAAACCCAAATTGGAAGGTAATTCTTCTGGTAAATCCTGCTGTTCTACCCATTCATAAAAACGAATTTGAGATTCTCTTGGACGATCCATTTTTTTGGTTTGAAAAATTCTTTTACAAACATAAGGGGATGAAATGGTATGATCGAAAATATCATCTTCATGATATTGATATTCATAGGACAAAGGCTTATAACCCAAGATATTATTAGCATCTTTAAAATCGCGGGTCACTAAAATATCTTTATTGAAACTTTTAGTTCCAAATGAATAATAGAGACCATCGTTTCCGTATTTGAATCCATAATATCTATAAACACGACCTTGAACTGCAGCATGATCTCCGTGTGAATACCAATTTAGAGTATAGTCGAATGATTCTTTAGATACATAAATCATATCGACTTGAAATTTTTCCCACTCCAAACTTTTAACGGAACCATTAGACACCATTCCTTTTGAATTAAATTTTTGTTTAAGAAATTCGATAAGTTTTTCATGAAATTTTAAATTAATAGTATATATAACATCAAGATCACCGTAATCTTCTTTATTCATGATTGGAATAGGAAAACCATATCTAAATTGTGCTTCAGTATAAAGATTATTGAATTCAATAGAAAGAACCATGAATTCAGACATGCGAGCACCATAATCCTTAACGGAAATTCGAACCGTTTCAATATTCTTTTTGTTTAAGGCGTTCCCACCCATTTATCTTCTCCTATTGAAATTAGATTATACAACAAAAAACCACCAAATGCAATAGCAAATGATGGTTTAATGGTTAAAATTTGGTTTTATTTATTCCTCTGATTTGATGTACTCCTCTTCTATTTCTGAAACTATAAATCGTCTATTAGTATAAACATAATCTGAAATATGAGTTCCCTTTTCAAATATTCGTTGATCAAAATCATCAATCCAATTACCATCTATATCTTGATGTTGTGCTTGGAGTTTTAATTTATGAGTATTATTCTCCGTTGATAAAATTGTAAATGTTGTGGTCATTTTATATAAACTGTGGTGTTACTTCTAATTTATTAACTAAATTTTGTCTAACTACTCCAATGGTTAGAAGTTCTTCGCCTCTAAAAGCACCTCTTTGAGAAACCGTATCAATAATTTGAATTACATTTTTGTATAATTCAACATCTGGATTTGGTTGTGGTTGGCTCATTTGGCCTGTATTTAGATCAGCTTCATCAATATTTTGATCGTCGCTTACGGGTTTGTTTCTTGTTGTCATTTCTATTTCCTCTACTACTTTTGGTTCCATTAAAATTTGTTTCCTTTTACGTCTAGTGCTACCCAATAATTAAGATTCTTGTCAACCGCCGACATTTTCAAAAATCTTTCACTAAGATCAACATTATATGTTCCTGGTATAACTTTTAGATTATCAAATGATACAAAAGCTTTGAAGTCTCTATCGGTTTCACCAATTTCGACACTATAAGTATTGGGTTCGTTTAAAGCTGTGTTTGTAGCAACTAAAGATAAGACTCCATCTTCACCTTTAATAACAAGTTGAGGAAGGGAGATAATATCTTTTGCTTTTAGAATTGCAGCTAATACTGTTTGTGTCAATTCAAATTTTGCAACCGAAGGAAGTTCTTTAACTCCTTTTGGAGCTTTTGTAAGAATAGAAGGTTCCGCGAATAAATAACTCACTTTCATTCTATCTTGTGAAATTGTAACTTGTTTTCCGGTTTTAAATTCAATTGTTGGTTCGGTAAAGATTGAAAGAATGTTTAGAAATTGGGGAAGATCATAAATTCCAAATTCTTGAGGAAAATCTTCTTCAACTTCTGCAACAGCAACAATTGATGAACCTGCAGCAGTTGAAATTAAATTACCAGGACTAATAACGATACTTTGATTGATTGTACTCATATTTTTAAGGAGTGCAACCGTATTCTGACTTATTTTCATAATATAATTTTCCTTATTTTAGGGTAAATATTTTATTGCCACAATCGAATATACGATCATAACCATTGTTTTTCATGTTTTCTATTTCTGTCAAATTTTCATCATAATTTTTTAGTTTATGTTTTAGTTTATGTTTTTGATACATAATTCTAGATTGTAATTTATAATTATTGATATTAAAATAAAAATAATTTGGTAAACTATCACCTTGATAATTCAAATTCAATTTAGTATATACATTCCCATTAAATATTCTTTTATCACAATATGAAACTAAATTGGTTGGATTATATGTATTTATGAAAATTTTCATAAGTTTTTGTGCACCCCCAACAATATTTGTATTTAATTTGGAACACATTCTAACTAATTCATAATCATATTTTTTGTGTTTATTAAATGTGGCAATCATCACCAATTCTTCATTGTGATATAGTCCATAATTTATGTTACTACTACGTTTGCCTTGTAAATGATTATTTTCTAAAAATTCAGAAACTTGGAAATATTTTAATTTTCTAATTTCAGTATTACGACCATAAATTTTTGTAATATTATTTAATTTGAGTTTAGTTGATAAAATCGATTTAACAATATTAAATTTATCAATAATTTCTGTATCCCAAAATTGTAATAATTCTATATTTTTGTTTAAACAATCATTATGTTTATCTAAATGATAACGTTTACCTAATTTAGTTTCAGAATGCCAATATAGTCCATTTATTTCAATTGCCACATTATGATTGGTAATTACTATATCAAGTTCTTTGGGTTTTATTATTTGTCTACAATTTATTTTAAATTCTATATTGTGTTCGTTTAAAAAATTAATAATTGAAGAATGTTGTGTAGAAATATTCTTATTTTTATATTCAATATCAAGTCTATCACAATAATTCAGAATAGTGGTTGTAGATAAATTATATTTATCGGCAATTTCTTTAGGAGATAAATTTTGGTTATTATGTAATTCTGGAAATATTATTTCAAAATTATTTAAAAAATATTGTTGTTCATCATTTAAATTTAAAAAATTATAATGATTATTACCACGTTTGGTTTTATTATAATTCATAGGTTGTAAATTATTATTTCTGAAGTGTAGTCTAATAGATTCAGAATTAGAATTCACTAATATAGCTATTTGATTGCATGATAATTTTTGTTGAATATGATATAAATTATAATAATATTCAATATTATTCAAAAAATCTACATATTCATCACTTTGATTATAACGATCTTGTTTTGATCTATTCTTTTTTATATATTCATATTTTGGTTTATTTTTTATAATATAATTTTCTTTTAAATCTATATTACTATCTATATCTTTAGCATAATAGCCTTTGTGTTGTAATGTTCTTCCTTTGGTTACATCGCGCATTGATGCTTCCGTGAGGTTTTTTTCTCGACAAAATTCTGCTAAATTTTCTATTATAAATTCTTTATCAATATTACTATCATATATTATGAATTCTCTTTTATTAATAGTTGACATATTTCCTCGACTTTAATCTAATATTTATTATAAACTTATATTAGATTAAAGTCAAGTATAATATATTATTTTTTCTTCCCAGAAGTTTTAGGCGAAACTTCTGGGAATACTGATGGAATTTTCTTTAATAAGTTTGTATCAGCAGTTAAAGAAGCACCAATTGATGCTAATGCCGGTAAACTTCCACCAAATACATAAGAACCCATATGTTTCAAAGGAATCCAAGGACACAACCAAACTTTCATTCCGGCTTTTCTTACCCAATCACAAAACATATAATCTTCGGAAAGATAACGTTTGGAAACAGGATCAATTACACAATCAAAGAATGCACAAATTTCTTTGGAACCATCAAAATGTTCAGTTCTAACATGATCAGGACGATACATTTGTTGTGGATAAGCGGCCATAAACTTTTCAAGAGTTTGACGTCTAATCATCATAAATCCCGTTCCAGTTTCCATAACTTCAACAGGTTCGTCTAGATGAATTTGCGTAACTCCGTTGGCAATATTGAAAACATAATCACCAACGTAATTTTCTAAATTATTAGGATCTTCATCCGCCATGCCCTTTTCAACGGCAACTTTAATCTTTTCCCATGAAATACATTTTTTGGGATAAGAAGCAGCAATGACATCATACTCGCTTTCGTCAGATTGTAAAGCCATTAATGTTAAAGCGGCATCAGGATCAAATCCAATATCACCATCAATAAACAATAGATGAGTACAATCTGATCTTAAAAACTCTGCAACTGAGTAATTACGAGCACGTTGTATTAAACTCTCATTAAAAATATAATATAAACGCATATCTATTTTGTATTGGGCACATCGGACAGCAAGATTTATTATTGATTGTGTATAGATTCCCGTACATTGGCCCGCAAACATCGGCGTTGCAATCATAAGTTTTCTTTTTTGTAATTCCTCTACTGGAACTTGTATATTCATATTTATCCTTTTTATTTTTGATGAAATGCTAATAACAAGGGTTATTTTGCACTAAATAGTTGACATTGATATTTATTTGTATTAATATATTTTATTAAATTTGGGGGTAAAAATGAGCGGTAAAAAATTATGGAAATTTAAAGATTTTAATAATAATGATATTTTAATTGATAATCTCCCCCAATATTGTATTGATAACAATCTTAATTTTTCAAATATAGTCAATTTGGCTTATAATAAACGTATTGGTTATCGTGGTTATTATAACATAAAAATTGGTTGTATTAAAGTATTAAATAATACGTTTATAGACAATTATTTAAAAGATACCAAAGGTAATCTAAAAGCTCGTTTTATGCTAGAATCTTGGTGGCGTGAATCGAGTCATGAACATCTTCTGGATCAGTTAATCGATTCTACGTCTTATTTAGATCAAAATACTACTATAACAGAAAGAATTTTTAACTTTTATTATAAATTAAATAACCATCCTACTTGTATTGTTTGTAATTTGACCAATGTATATTTTCAGAATTTTAAAAATGGATATAAAACGACTTGTTCTTTAGAATGTTCTAATAAAAATCCTATAAGAAATCAAAAAATTAAAGATAATACAAGTAATGAAACCAAAAAAATTCGTTTAAAAAAAGCATCCTTAACTAATTTAAAACGTTATGGTGTCGAATGTATATTTCCAATTAGAGTTAAAGAAATTCAACAAACAAAATTAGAAAAATATGGTAACAAAAATTATAATAATTCCAAGAAAAACATTAATACTAGAATCATTAATGGTACTCTGGATGAAACACTTCTAATAGAGGAAAAATTTAAAGAATTATATTCAAATTATACCGTAGATGAAATTTGTAATATAACTGGTTTTCAAAAACAAAGAGTTATGAAATATATTAAAAAATATAATATATTTCCAGAATATAATTATCAAAGATCACAACCTGAGCAAGAATTATATAATTATATACAAACATTAATACCAAATGAAAATATTATTTTGAACTCAAGAAAAATTATAAAAAATAAAGAATTGGATATTTATATTCCAAATTTTAATTTAGCAATAGAATATAATGGAAATTTTTGGCATTCTGATAATTTAATTGCATATAATTTCAATAAAAATTCTCATTTGACTAAAACTAATTTGTGTAATGAACAAAATATAAAACTAATACAGTTTTGGTCTTCTGAATGGACATATAAACAAGAAATTTGTAAATCTATTATTAAAAATTCTTTAGGTATATCTAATAAAATTTATGCACGTAAAACAACTATTAAAGAATTAACAAATGAAGAATATAGAAAATTTATGAATGATAATCATATTCAAGGTTATGCTCATTCAAATATTAAATTGGGTTTAATTTATAATAATGAAATAGTATATGTAATTGGTATTTCTAAATCACGATATAATAAAAAATATGAATATGAATTAATTAGAGCTGCAAACAAAATAAATTTTACTGTGGTTGGTGGTCTTTCTAAATTATTAAAAGCATCTAATTGTAAAGAAATTTTTACATATTGTGATAGACGATTATTTAATGGTATTGGTTACGAAAAAGTTGGTTTTAAATTTCTTTACAATACTAAACCAAATTATTATTATCTTAATAATAAAACCGATGAATTAATGTCAAGAATTAAATTTCAACGTCATAAATTAGAGAATTATTTTAATCAAAATTTTGATAGTACATTAAGTGAGACCGCAATCATGAAATCAAAAGGACTATATCAAATTTATGATTGTGGAAATTCGGCCTGGGTATTAAATTATTAATTTATTCACCTAAATTTATCAAACAATCTTTACAATCTTGTTCGTGTTTTGTTACACCTTCTTTTGAAGGCATATTCATGATTAAAGAATAAAAATGTGAATATATACCCATATAAAGATTTATATCTGTATCTTTAATCGTTTGTACATAAAATTCATCACAATAATATTTACCATGTGCTTCGAAACCTCCATATATTACACCTTGAATTTTACAATCCTTTACAAAACAGGTAAATTCTTGATCACCATTTTCATCTTTTGGTGTAAAAACCAAATTGGTAATAGCATCGACTGAATTTAATTTATCTATTAATTTTTGTTTAAATGTCATTTTATATCCTTATTGTTATTTTTCTCATATACATTTATAACTCTTTCTAAACCCAATTTAAAATATTCAGGATCACGCTCAATTCCAATAAATCTACGGTTTGTGTTTATGGCTGCTTCACCACAAGAAAATGATCCTGCAGTATTATCAAGAACAATTTGATTTTCTTTAGTATATGTTTTAATTAAATATTCTAATAAATCTACTGGTTTTTGCGTTGGATGAATTGAATTTGGATCACGATCATATTTTAATATAGAAGTGGGAAATCCCGTTTTTGTTTGAATATAAGGTTTATCAACTTTTGCAATTGTAGAATAATGATGACCTCCTTTACGTTTATTATCCACAACAACTTTTGGTTCTTCCATCTCCACAACATCTTGTGGATAATAATTCATTCTTGAATTACTTTTACCTTCATGTGTAGCTTTTGCTGGGGAAAATACAAGAATATTTTCATGTTTCTTCATTGGAGCATTATGTGCATGAAAAAAACCAGTCGCTATAGATTTCTCCCAAATCCACTCATATTTAAACCATTCAGGATTTGACATTACTAATTCTGAAGTGAAGGGTTGAGAGCAAAAAAGAACTATACTTCCGTTATTCTTAATCAGCCTTTTATATTGATTCCACATTGAATTAAATGGAATGACTGCATCCCAAGCAATCGAAGTTGTTCCATAAGGAAGATCGCATAGAATTAAATCTACGGATTTATTGGGTATAAGATCCATTTTTTGGAGACAATCACCTTGAAATAATACATAAGGAAGATTATGATCTTTAAATAAATCTTTTCTTTGGGTAAATTGTTTTTTGTGTGCTTTGTCATCAAAAACAAAAAGATCGTCTAAATTATCAATCATTAAAAATTTTCTATTTTATTAATAATATCTTGTAAATGTTTTTCAGGTAAAGATAGCGCTTTTTTATGGGGAGTATTTTCTATCAATTTATAAAAATTTGAAGTTTCATCAAACTCAAAAGTATTACCAAACCCAAAATTACAACAAATTGATGATTCTGTTATCTCACCACTTATGTTTAATTCTTTTGTATTACAAGAAAAATCTTTTTTTCTACCACCAAAACGTTCATATTCTTTTGTAATTTCTAAGTTATCTATATACTCTAAAGAATTCAAATAATTTATAATTTTTTGTTTATTGTTCATTTTTTAATTCCTCCTTAATTCTTTCTAGATAAATTAAACTATCCATTAGTTCCTCTTGACAATGAACAATCCATCCAATTAGATCAATATCTGTTCTTTCTGTAGTTGTATTATATTTTTGATAACCAAAATTCATTCTATCACGAAATTTATCAACCACTGCTTTAACATTTTTATCAATATATTCTTCAGTCATGTATATATTCCTCTACTGTATATATTACTTTTTTAACTCTTTCTTCTACTGTACCGGATAATGATATTACTGGTATATGAAGACTATATATTGTGTCTTCAAACAATTCCAAGATTTCATCTCTATATATTAAATTTGTAGATCTATAACCATCATCGACCAAATCAAATTCTGGTCTAATATAGAAAATTATATCGGATTTTTTAATCATTTTTTCAAAAATTTTATAACAATAAATATATGTTTCCCAATCAATTTTATTGTTAATAAACAAATGTCTAGTATAAACAAATCCATCAAGTACATTTCTATCACAAATAACATTATCATAAAGTATTAAGTTGACTAAATGTTTTTCCATTATTAAAATTTGTGATTTATCATCAGCATTATCATTAATGAGAATACCTTGTTTAGCAAGATTTCTAATAACTTCATCACAAAAGACAAAATTGGTAAAAAGTTTTTGCTTTTTTAATTCTTTAATGACTGAAGATTTACCTGTGGATTGAACACCACTAAAAATAATTTTCATTTATTTCCTTAAATGTTTTTTACGTTTTCTATCAGCCAAATCTAATTTTAGTTTTGAAACATGTTGTGTGAAAGTTACACCATTGAGGTGGTCCAATTCATGACTTACACAACGAGCGGAAAGTCCTTCAAATTTTCTAGTAACAGTTTCTCCAGAATTTGTTTGAAATCTAATACGAATATATTGAGGACGTTCAATATCTAAAATTAAGGATTTATAAGAAAGACATCCTTCGGAATAAATCGCTTCTTGACCAAAATCTACTACCTTTGGATTAAAAATTGCTAAAGGAAGTTCTCCACCAATTTCCAAAACAATAACTTTATACATAATACCAACTTGGACAGCACTAAGACCGATCCCACGTTCCGCTCGCATAGTTGCCGATAAATCTAATACAAGTTGATCTGTTTCTTCGGGAGTTGTTGTATCAAAAGGATAATCAATCGAAACTTCATGGAGTCTTGGATCGTTTTCACCAATTAATTTTAAAACATTTCCACCTTTAACAGGAGAAATTTCAAAATTTTGCATTTCATTTAAGAAAGGTGCTGGTAATCTAGTCGTTGTGTTTAATTGCATTAGGTTCCTTTTTACTAAAGTTCGGGTCTATGTTCATAATCATGAACATGATTTGCAAGAGCTTGATCCAGGCGGGCATCGATATAATCTTCTAGTTTGTCTATAAAAATATCAGCAGATACATTAGCATGATTTGTGATCAATATACGCAAAGCAACATTCATTTCATCACGAGTCACATCGACTTGATTTTGATAATAAGACATTGGTATCTCCGTTGTTGATAAGTTAATATACCAAATTATGAGATAAATGTCAACTCTTAAATTACTTCTAAAGTAGTAAAATGTCCCTTTTTAGTAAGTTGCATCGTATTTGAAAATTTATCAATAAGGTCACTTCTGTGACTAATAATAAAAATTGTTGAACCTTCAAATATAAGCTTTTCGATTAAGCCAACACAATTATCAATATCAGAACTACCAAGAGCTGCGTCGAAAATTTCATCCATTATAAGAAGATTACTTACACAACTATTTCTAATCTTAGCAACTGCTCGAAGTGTAAGAATAATAGCCAAATCAATCCTAAATTTTTCACCTTGGGAAAAAGCATCATAAGACCAACCATCTCGAAAATTTGATTTTATAGTTTCTTCAAAATTTTCATTCAACTCAAACTGAACAAAGAAATCCAAATCTCCCAAATATTTATTAATATATTGATTAATAATGGGTACATATTCTTTAATTTTTTGAGCTTTTAAACCAGAATCTTTAAGAATTATCGATGAAATTTTTTGTATTTTAGTTTTTTCTAAAAGTTCTTCCCGCTCAACAATGGCCGAATCTAATTTCTTTTGTATATCCACAATTTGATCTGAATTAGATTCGGTTTCTTCGTGTTGTTCTTGGAGCTTTTTAACTTCTGCTTTCATACTTTTAAGGACTTCGATAATATGATTACAAGTAGTTTTTGAAGTATGAAATGAAGCTTTCATGGATTCAATTTCTTTTTTTATCGAATCTTGACTCTCCAATTTTTCTTTATATTGATTTAATTTGATTTGAATTTGCTCAAAGGCACTGTCTAAATCTTTTAGAGATTCGCTCTTTTGTGTTATAATATTATATTTGTGTTCATCATTAATATTTTGAGAACATGTTGGACAATTTGAAGTATGTTCAAAGAAGTTTAAGTCCTTTGTAATAGAATTACTACGTTCAGTTACTTTATGTTTAAGATTTAAAGCTTTTTCCCGTTTTTCATTTACATTTTTGATTACAAAATTATATTTATCTTCATAGGTTTCAATATCAATTTTTAATTGTTTATATACTTCAAACGTTTCGTTATATTGATTTTTGTATGCTTCAATTTGTTCATTTTTTGAATCGATTAATTCCGAAGTGTTCCTTAGAATTTTAGACAAATTATCACGAATAAATTTTATTTTATCTTCTGCAGAATCTATATCACGATTTAAATCGGAAATTCTCATTTTAGTTTCAGAAATTTCTTCTTTGAGAGCAACATTCATAGAAGAAAAAACTTGAAGATCTAAAAGGTCTTCAATAATAGCTCTTCTACGAGCTAAAGGAAGATTTAAAAATGGTTGATATTGAGCCGAACCTAATATTACTGTCTGAACAAAAGTCTTATAATCCATCTTCAAGATATCTTTTTCAAGCATTTCTTGATAATCGTAAGTATCTGCTGGAGGATTAATTAAAATCCCATCACAATATATTTCAAATATATTCGGTTTCATTCCTCTTCGAATATTAAACTCTTTACCATTCGTTTCCACAATACCTTCGACTAATAAATCTTTTTTATTGATAGAATTTATAAGATTTGGTTTGTTAATATTACGATAAGGTTTATTAAACAATAGATATGAAATGGCATCAAGAAATAAACTCTTACCAGCCCCCGATTGACCAATAATCAAATGACTTTCATTATTATCTAATTTAATTGTAATAGGAACATTACCAACAGATAATAGATTACGATATTCTATTTCTTTAAATTTCAACATTTATATATTATTTGCTTTCACATATAATTCCATTAAATATTGTTCAAGTTTACTTGGATCAACACTATCTTTATATTCAATTGAAATTTTCTTAAAAGTTGTATTAATATCATCAACTGCTTGAACTATATCAGAATCTTTCAGAAGATTTTTATTTTTATGATCATCAACAGTTGTTACATCGGCCCCGACATCTTCTAATTTTTGAACAAACTTTTCGAGTACATATGAGTCTTTACATTTTACTTTTACGACTTTAACATATGAGTCTTGATAAGTAGTATAATCTATTTTTTCAATTTTGTCTAGATTAATTTTAGAATCATCATATGTAATTTTATGGAAATTTTCATAAGGGTTTTTTACAAATTCAGTTTCTTGGGTTGTTGTATCAAATGTAAAAAACCCTCTTTCATCACCATAATCGGCCCACGTTAATTGATATGGTGAACCTAAGTATTGAATATTATCAATTTTGTTTATAGTATGAAAATGACCTGTATAAACGTCTTTAAATTTCCAAAACAAATCTTTTGAAATTCCATGTGTACAAAATGACCCTTTATACATTTCCGCGCCAATAATTTCAAAATGTCCAAAACATATTGGAGAAGTTGTTTTTTCAATTGCTGCTGAACATGCTTCCATATTATTAGAACATATCCAAGGAATAACTAAAGTATTAGTTTGACCAAGTTTAATTTCAGTTGGTTCTTGAATTACATAGATATAATCTTCATAATTATATTCATTGAGAAGAAGTGATGGCGAATTTCCTTCTAAAGTGTTTTTAGAAGGAATATCATGATTACCAATTAAAGTATAAAGTTTAAAATTGTATTCTTTTAATTTATCGAAGAAATAACGTCTTGATTCTTTTAATGAATTAAACTGTATGTACTTTCTTCTATCAAAAAGATCTCCAAATTGTACTATAGTCGTAAAATCATTATCTTTCATATATTTAAATAAGAAATTATAAAATCTTTCAAATTGTCTATGAAAATTTAATGCATCATTTCTTACACCAAAATGTGTATCACCAAGAAGGATTATTTTTTCATCATTAATTGTTATCATTAAAAATCCTTATACTAAAAACATATTATAACAGACTATACTATAAATGTCAATCCAATACTTCAATCATTTCATCAATATCAATTAATTCTTCTGCAAGTGTAAGTTCATCTTTCTTACGTTGAATTCTTTCTTGTTCCTTGGCTTTTTTATTACGCATACGATTTTCAAATGCAGTAATAGTTGAATTCAAAGAATCATTAGTAAATCCTTCGTCTTCTTCGGCACCAAGGCTTCCTGAATTTCTATACAGAATAGCTTTTGTATATTGTTGAGCTTGTTCTGAATTGAGTCTATTGATGAAAGCATTATAGATGATTGTAGTAAAATATGCAAACGGATTTTGAAATTTTTCAGGATCATATGATGATGCATATTTAATTGCAGCAGTTACACCATCATTCTTCATCTCATCAAGATACGAATATTGATTAAAACAAGGTTTTCTTCCTAAACGTTCTGCTATAAGTAAAATAGATTGACCAAAATAATTTGATAATTGAGGTTTTGGTTTATTATTTAATTCTAACAATTTACATTTTTGTTTATATAATAAAAGATCTTCATGAAGATCTTTATTATTAATATAATTTTTTTTGGCCATTTATATATCCTTGTTTTTATTTTTCAATGTTTGAGATATTTTTGACTTGACAATATTTTTCTTGAGATGTATAATGTCTTGTTAAGAAATGATATAGTCTATTTTAAAAGATAAACTATAAGGCTTTAGCCTTCATCCGAAGGATGGATTAGTGAATTGTCTCACTAATGGGACTTAAAAATTCTTTGAATATGTCCTCGTTTATTTTAAGTGAAGGTGATTCTTTATTTATAGTTTCTTCTTCATTAATTACTTTAACAGTAAGATTTTTAATAAATTCAATATAAATTGTTAGAAATTGATCGACTATATGTTTGGTATTGAACACTATAAATTTCCTTTCAAAAGGTATGATTTTAGTGTACATACTATATGGTGCAATATTATATTCGTGTGCTTGTAATTGAGGATTATAATCACCCGTAACAATCATGATTGGATTTTTAATTGTTACTGTATCTTTATCTTCTTTTAATAATTCCCCAATAATTTCTGCTCCAGTAGCTAATCTAATTAATCTATACTGCATATAAATCCTTAAAGTTTGATGTTTAAAATTTTATAATCTAATTTTCCTTTAATATAATATTCTATTCTTTTGGTAAAATGTTGATAAGAAAAGTTTATATACTTACCAATTGAAAAATTATCACCAATATCATATAATCTTGCTTTAATTTTACTTTTATGAAGTCTTAAAGCTCTACCAATTGCTTGTAAAACACCAATCATTCCTTTAATTGGTGATGAAAATATTATGTTATGTAAGTTATTTATACTTACTCCTTCACCCAAAGTTTTATAGGTGGCGATCACAATAATATTGGTTTCTTTTTCGAGTATAGATCTTATTTCATCTCTATATTCAGCTTTTACTGTTCCATATATTAGAAATATTTTTTTATTAGTAATATTACTAAGAATATCGTTTAATTCTTGAGCGTGTCTAATATATCTACATAAAATTAATGTATTTTTATTATCAGTTATTTTTAAAGCAAGTTTAGCTATAAAATTCTGTCTATTTGGATACCCTTGTATTATACCATCTTTACTACCAATAAGTATATCTATTTCTGATGCATATGTAATTTTTTCTTTATTATGTCTTGTTCTAATTTGTTTTCTAAAATCTTCTGGATATTCAAGATTAATACAAGTAATATCAATATCAGATACTGTACCTCTATCAATTAATTCACGAGTTGTTGTGGCAATAAACTTTTTCCCAAATAAACCTCTAATAAGCATTTCATCAGTTGCTTTCTTTTCCTCATCTAAAGTTCCCGTACAACCAATTTTAACAGGAGTTTTTTCCGCCTTTTCAAATATATTTTTGATAGTTTTTGCAGATGCATGGTGTACTTCATCATTTAATATTACTTTAAATTGATTAAAAAACGATTCATTTACATTAGGTAAAGATTGAAAAGTAGAAACTGTAATGTCACCAAGATTTTCTTTTGATTCGCCACTTTTAATAATACTTATAGAACCTTTGTAACCATAATCTATAAAATCTTGTCTCATTTGAATAACAAGGTTTGTCGTTGGTACAATAAGTAAAGTTTTTTCGTTATACCATCTTATTAATAGATATAATGTTAGACTTTTACCACTATTGTGTGTAATTAATCCATTATGACTTAAATATAATGAATCTTCTACTTGAATTCCATAATATTCACCTTTTCCAATATAATTAATATCAAAACTACTTCTATATTGATTTCTACTATTAAAAATACCATTATTCATAGTGGATAGTCTTCTAATAGCTTTTTTTCTTATTAATCTTGTTGGAATAATATCAATATTTCCCATTATAATAGTTCTATAATACATTTTATTATATTTTTTATTAAAATGTTTTCTAATATGTGATATTAATCCTAATGATATTGCCAAATCTCTTACATTCATACATAAATTTAATGATTTTGAAGAATATTCAAAAAATGTTTTTTTATGTAAATGACCATCAGTATCAATTAAACCAGCCAATAATTCTTTTCTATATTCAGGAGAAGTATTAAACAGAATATGTGGTATAAATCTATTTTTGCATTTTAATCTCTTTTTATTATTACCGAAAAATAATCCTATTTTCCTAAACTCATCTAAAATAGGATTATTTTTCCCTGTTTTTTTAACAAAACTATAACCGTATTTTGAATTATTTTGTTTTTTAAACTCACAATTAAAAATATTTGCTTCATAAGCACAAGAATCTATAATTTCTTTATCTATAGATGTTATAGCACAATTATGTGAATGTCCATCTCCTAAATATACACCAATAAAATATGGATTTAATTTTGTTGGTATTATATTATAATTTTTTGTATCTAAAATTGTATCATTATATTTAAGATATGTTAAATGTTTAAAATTATTTGTTTTTTGTATATAATCATTTACACTTATTTCTAATATTTTATCGGGACCTCTATAATTATTTGTTTTTTCTCCTGCTTTATCAAGATATAATATATGTTCTCCTGTAACAGTAATTTTTTCTCTTTTTGTTTTAGGATTTATTTCATATAAATTATCATGACCTTTATAAATATTTAATATTTTTTTTATTTTACCATCGGGTCCAAATATTTCATCTCCTATTTGTATTTCTTGTATTTTTTTATAAGTAAAATTTGCCATAAAAACTAAATCATCTTTTTTGTGACAAGCGGTTGGACTTATAAAAAAACCTCTTCCGTTTTCATTTATTAAATTGACACATGTTTCTATTTGATAATCATAAGGAACTCTATCAGAAGGAAGATTTATTGTTTTTATAAATGCTTCAAATTCATTATAAGTAATTAATTTTTTTACTTTAGGAATATTATTTTGAAGTGAGTAATTATTTGTTTTACAAAATTCTATTATATCATTTTGTAATCCTAAGTATAATGTTCTTGTTTTTTTATTAACTAAACGTATTTTTCCATCCCACATTCCATATTGAACTCTTTTATCATAACGTGAATTATTAGATTGATATGAAAATTTATCGGATAATTCACTCAATATTGATGGTGAACATATAATTTTCATATATGTTTCATTTAGTTTATTAATTATTATATCAGTGATTAAAATCCTCCTGATTTATATTTTTCCCAATCAAGTACAGACTTGAGTTGATATCCTCTTTGTGCTATAGTCTTAATTATAGAATCTATAACTGCTACTTTTTCTATTTGTAGATCAACTTTCATATTAATATCTTCTAACACTTCATCACTTTCCATATACATTGGAATTTCCGCTTTGATTAATTTTAAAGCTTGGGGTTCCCAATTCATTTTCTTTTGAACTTCGGGCGTTAATTTACCATCCCAATATTCCCAACGAAGTTTTTTTAATTTTGCTTGATTTGCTTTGAGCTTTATAAGACGTGCCTTTTCTTCAAAGAAAATTTGAATATATTTTGCATGAAGACTACCGACTCTTCTAATATCATCACCAAGATCATTAATAGATTCGTGTACTTTACTATCTTCAGACCAATGAGTTAAAATTTCCATAGTTTGCATAATATAAAAATCTCCTTAAATAAATTTATAGGAATCGTATCTAAAATTAACCGATGCTTTTAAATAAACGGCTTCGTTAACATCAACTTCATATATAAGTTCTGAAATATTCATGGGAAATGCGTTGACAAAATTTGCTGTTTGAACTACATTATTACGAGCATTATCCATAATAACTAAAGAAATATCAGAATAAACATTATTTGGTGTTGCTGTTAAAGATGATTGACTCCAATCAACTAATGCTCTATAGTTAGTAAGATCTTCATCAATTAAAAAATCAACTGTAAAAGGTCCATAAACTAATGCACTTGGGGGCATTGCATAAGCTAATTGTGGTCCTTGTAAAGTTGGAAATATTGTTTGTATAGATGGTATTGGATTCTTTTGTGCAAAGAATACTACATCTGGGAAAGATGCTATTACTAATCGATAGGATGAATTAATAGCTAAGTTATATGTTGTTTCCATGAATTAGTTCCTATTATACTTTAATTATTCCATTAAGTCAAGTAATTAATAATCCTTAGTTGCAATTAAGTATTTAAAAGCAGTATTACCCAAATTTTTAAATGCAGTATGATGTTCGGGAAAATGTCTTAATAATCTTCTAACTATTTTATCTTCATAACTACTAGAATTATCATAAGATTCCATTTTTAAATCTTTTGTTAAATATCTATTAGCTACAATATTAGCAAGATTTTTATTTTCGATAATATCGGGATGACTCAATACATAACCTCTTCCATCCTTATAAGTTTTAGCAATACTTTCTTTACTATTTAAACCATATGTGGAGATATGAGGAATTAAATTATAAAGAAAATGAGAATTATCATTTTTCAAACATTTATCTAAATAATGTTTGAAAATTGATTTAGATTGAGGATGGTTTTTTATTTGATGAAATAATGATCGATCATTTTTAAAATGATTCTCATCTATATCCATAATTTTTTTGGCAGGTGTGTGTTTATTAATATTAATTAGATTTCCAGCCCCTTCATTATATCTTTCTTTAGGATGTTTTTTATAAAACATATTTTTTCCAGGAAAATTTTCATGTGTCCAATTATTAACAATTTCATTAAATTTGGTCTGTTTAGAACCAGCGCTTCCATAAGTAGTTTCGGTTGAACGAATTATAGTATCTGAAGGATCATTCTTTGCTATATATGGTTTTAAAGAAATACGAGCAATAGGATTTTCAATTGTGTTATCACCTTTTTTAGTCAAATAAGCAACATGTGTACCCATATTAACATCTGCTTTTAAAGCATTCTTATAACCCGCTTTATTTTTTTCCATATCCATACAAGAAGTCCATCCACGATTTGTTGACATTCCCGCAACATCATATGGATGTCTCGAAATTACAACTTGTAAATCGTCACTTTTATTTTGTCTATTTGGATCTTTATTAAATTTCTCAAGTAATTTTGGAGCATCAGGATGATTTTTATGTTTTTCAAAGATTCTTCCTAATTTAACATCTCTACCATATTTGTCGGTAGCTAAACCAGCTTTATAATCTTTAATTTTATGACCTGTTTGTTCAATAAAATTATTAATATCTTTTGGTGTAGAAGTTTTTTTAGACGGTGTTTCAAAAGGTAAAACTACTCTATCTTCGTTACCAAAAACATGATTTGAAAAATTATAACCAGATTTATTTGGTGTAACATCTTTGTGATATAAAGGTATTAAATTTTCAAATCCTTTAGACTTAAGACCATGTTCAACATTTTCTTTATTAAAATAATTAAATGATCTTGATGGTTGTCCTAATATAGTAGAAATTGTTGGTTTATGAGTTGTTTTTTTTGACCAAGAATCTACTCTTGTTTTTTGTTTATCTGAAAGTTCTTCAATAATTATTTTTTTTATATCAATCATTTCAATCCTCGTGTAATTACTTATACTTTATTTATAAATAAAGTAAAGGAGTGATTTTATGCTCAACCAAAAATCTAAAAACAAGATAGAAGAAACACCTTCTGCTACTGAAATTGTAGTTGAAGAACCATTGGCAGATGTTGAAATAAAATTAGAAGAACCAACTTCGACATTATTAACTAAATTTGAAATAGAGATGTTTGAATGGTTAATTACAAGTCTAATAAACAGTACAAAAAATCTTTTAGCCTTAGAAGATGAATCATATTCAGAATTTATTAATCTTCAGACTGGTTTGGATTTATTAGAAAATATTCAAATTGAAAATATAAAAACAATTGAACAACAATTGGATATAATCCAACAATATACAGAAGCTTGTGTTCAACCTTTAAATGAAGAAGAGATAGA